CACTCTTTCCCTACACGACGCTCTTCCGATCTGCTGTGGCGCTGGTTCTCGATGGTGACGTGCGGCACGTCTAGGCCCTCGGCGTCGCACCAGTCGAGGAAGCGCGACCACCGGTGGCGCGCGGTGGAGGGCGAGACGCGCTCGCCGCCAGCGCCGACGAGCACGGGGCCTGAGTGTGCGCCTTGGGCGTCTCTCAGCGCGTCAGTCACGTCATCTGGCATGGGCACGTCGCGCCGGGAAAGCTCCGTCTTCGGCTCCTTGAGGTCGTGGACGCCCTCGCGGCGCGAGACCATGAGGTACGCCTGGTGGATGTGGCAGACGTGGCCCGCGAGGTCAACGTCCTCCCAGTCGAGCCCGTAGCGCTCCTCCGGGCGCAGGCCCATCAGGAGCCCGAGCAGCGCAAGGCAGAGGCAGAATCCGCCGTCCGTGGCCGCGTAGCGCCGCAGGGCCGCCACGAGCGGGCGCATCTCGTCGAAGGTCGTCACCACCGCGCCGTTGTCGCGCCTCCTGCCCGCCGGCGGCAGCGAGTAGCGCGCCGCCGCGACGTTCGTCTGCACCAGGCCGTCTCCCATCGCCTGCCGGAGGATCGTGCCGAGCACGCCCAGCGCCTTCTCCGCGACCTTCTTCGTGCCGCAGCCGTCCACCATCCGCTGGACCATGGGGCGCGTGATGTCGCGCACGTCCATGTTCCCGAATGATGGCCTCAAGCGCAGACGCAGCTCCCTCTCATAGGTGTCGCGGGTGGAAGCAGCGAGAGAGGCAGTTGAAGGCCACCACCACCGGTCAACGTAGTCTGAGAAGGTGCAGCGGCCAGAGCGCCCGCGCCGTGAGTCGCGCATTGCGATGAGCTTGGCCTGCTCCGCCTTCGCGGCCCGGAGCGTGCGGCAGGTGACGCTCTTCCGGTCGCGCTTGCCGTCGAGGGTGAAGCCGACGTACTCGCGCACGTCGTAGACCGTCGTGCCGTCCCTGAGTCGGCGCTTCGAGATGGACATGATCGGGGTGTATCCCTACGACTCCCGGTAGGCCGCCAGGAGCCCCGCTGCCACGCGGGCGGCCACCGAGACGACGATAGCGAGCAGGCACGCGACGAGGGCGAGCAGGACGAGGTCGCGCGCAAGCACCGCCGAGTCGTAGGCCGACTGCAGGTCCGCCGCCATGCTGCCTATCTCCGAGTAGAGCTGCAGGCTCTGGTATGCCTCGGACGCCTTGGACGACGCCGCGCCGTACGCGAGCGCCAGTGCCACCGAGCCCGCGACGGAGAGTAGCGTCCACGTCCTCGCGCGGTCGTGGTACCTGTCGAGCGCCGTCTTTCCCGTCTCTTCCTCTTCCATCTTCTCCTCCATCACTGTTTCTTCCCTTTCTGCTATGCCGACCTGCTCATACCAGACGCAGGCATCTCCCCTGGGTATGCCGTGGCAAGGCCACGGGCGGCCGCGAGGAGCGCGGAGCGCCCGTCATCCGACATCGAGCGATACAGGTCGAGCAGCATTCCCTCGTCCTCCGTGAGCCCATCGGACACTGACTTGACGAGCACGCCAGCCACCATACGAACGCCGTCCATGCCTCCGTCCTCGATCACCCATGCCTTGGGCACGTGGAAGTAGTCGGCCATCCTTTGGACGGCACCCATACGGGGCTCGGCGGAGCCTCGCTCCCACTGGGCCACAGCGCTGCGCGAGACCCCAGCGACGCGGGCAAAATCGTCCTGTGTCATGCCCGAGAGCATCCTCAGCCGCGCGATGTTCTTGCCGGTGGTGTCGCTCATTGCGTCCTCCAACCTGCGCAAATAAAATTATACTAACATTATCTGTTAATTTCGCTTGCATTTAGGCGTGAATCTAATTAACATTATCCATGCCCCGCGAGGGGATGCACCTTGACAGACACACACCGGACTTGATGCGAGCGGGGGGAGCCCGTGGCACCTGCAGTCCGCAAGTCGTCGGCCCTCACGGAAGAGCCGTCAGAAATTACGGCAAATAGACATGAGGAGGTGCTGGATTGGAGCAAAAGTCGCTGGTAGAGTGCCGCAAGGAGGCTGGACTCACTCAGGATGACATGGCTCGTGCGCTTGGGGTCACCCGGTCTCGGTACGCACAGATCGAGCGCGACCCGAGCAACATCACCATCAAGCAGGCACGCAGGATTTGCTCGATTCTGGGTCAGGCGTACGAGACCATTATCTTCAGCAAATTCGTTAGTTAGATTCACGTTTTGTGCTACCGTGCACGTCCCGCACGCGCGGCGCAGATTCGCGGCGGAGGTCGCCAAGACTCCCCCCTTGCCGCGTCTTAAGGGGCGCACCGATGGGAGCGCCCCATATCCTGCGCGCCCGCGCCCCTGGCCCGCGCCGCGCGCACGGGGCGTGCCGAGAAAAAGAAGGGGCCCCGCCGGAGGCACCCGACGAGACTGCGAGACAAGGAAGGAGCTTGTCATGTCAATCGTAGACCATCTCGTGAAGCGTGGATGGCTCGTATACGGGCCGTACGACCAACTCTTGATCGCGGACAAGGCATGGCCCATCTGCGTGGCCGTCATGACGGCGCTCGCGCTGCTGGTCGCGTACATCGAGCACGGGACGGTGATGGTCCCGTGAGCGAGGTGGCGGAGCGCGCCCCGCTGTACCTCACGGTGGAGGAGGCGGCAAGGTACGCGGGGATAGGCATCGGCGCGATGCGCGACTACGTGGCAAGCGCGGACCCACCGCCGCTGCTGATGGTGGGGTCGAAGCGGTACATCCAGCGCGCGGGGCTCGCGCGGTACCTGGAGGACAAGCAGACGTGGCACTACGACAAGGAGAGGTAAAGGTCATGAGCGATAGCAAAAAGGAAGGCGTGAAGATTGACAGCCTCGAGCTCGAGAACGTGAAGCGCGTGCGCGCGGTGGAGCTGAGGCCGGGAAGGGACGGGCTCACCGTCATAGGAGGGCGCAACGGCCAGGGGAAGTCGAGCGTGCTCGACGCCATCACGTGGGCTCTCGGCGGCGACAGGTACCGCCCGGACGAGCCGACGAGGCGCGGGGCGGCGACGCCCGCCAAGGTGCGTGTGGAGATGTCCAATGGGCTGGTCGCGGAGCGGCGCGGCAAGACCGGCGCCCTCCACGTAACGGACGAGAGCGGGAGGAAGGCCGGTCAGCAGCTGCTCAACGAGTTCGTCTCGCAGCTCGCGCTCGACCTGCCGCGCTTCATGCGCGGCTCGGACTCCGAGAAGGCCACGGCGCTCCTCCACACGCTGGGCATCGACGAGCAACTCGCCGCGCTTGACGGCCAGATTCGCGGCACCTACGAGGACAGGCAGCTAGCCGGGCGCGACGCGAAGGCCAAGCGCGCCTACGCCGACAAGCTCCCACGACACCCGGACGCGCCCGACGCGCCCGTGAGCGTCGCCGACCTCGTGCGCGAGCAGCAGGGGATCCTGGCGCGCAACGGCGAGCGGCAGCGCAAGCGCGACCGCGTGGCGCAGCTCAGGCAGGCCGTCGAGGCAGACCGCCGCGAGCAGGAGGCCGCGCGGCAGGCCGTCGAGGACGCCACGCGCCGCGTGGCGGAGGCCCGAGCCAGGCTTGAGGAGGCCAACGCGAGGGCCGCCGGTGACGCCGCCGACCTCGCGGACGCCGAGAAGACCGCCGAGCAGCTCGTGGACGAGTCCACGGCGGAGATAGAGGCCTCCATCGCCTCGGTGGAGGAGACGAACGCCATGGTTGCCGATAACCAGAAGGCAGCCGAGGCCGCCGACGAGGCAGCCAGGGCGGAGGCCGAGTACGACGCCCTCACTGACAAGCTGGACGGGCTGCGCGGCCAGCGCCGCTCCCTCCTGGACGGCGCGCCGCTCCCGCTGGATGGGCTCTCCATCGACGAGGCGGGAAGGCTCACCTTCCACGGCCACACCTGGGGGGACATGAGCGGCGCCGAGCAGCTTCGCGTGGCCACCGCCATCGTGCGCGCCACCAAGCCGGAGTGCGGCTTCGTGCTCGTCGACGAGCTCGAGCAGATGGACTCTCAGACTCTCGCGGACTTCGGCGCGTGGGCCGAGGGCGAGGGACTGCAGGTCATAGGCACGCGCGTCGCATCGGACGACACATGCACCGTGGTCATAGAGGACGGGCGCGTGGCGGGCGCCGGTGACAAGGCCCAGCCCGAGCCCGAACCAGATCACGAGCCCGAGCCCGAGGCCATCGGCTGGGACGGCAAGTCGGAGCCGGAGACAGAGACAAGCCAGAACAAGTGGAAGGAGCTGTAGGGATGGCCAAGTACGAGCTTGAGTGCGGGACGAGGAGGACCGCGCTGAGAATCGTGGTGTACGGGCCGGAGGGCATCGGCAAGTCGACGCTCGCAGCGGAGATGCCGCAGCCCGTGTGGCTCGACGTGGAGGGCGGCACCAACCAGCTGCCGGTCGCGAGAATGCCGCGCCCGACGTCGTGGTCGATGCTCACGGACGAGGTCCGCGCCGTGCGCGACGGCGAGGTGCCGTGCTCGACGCTCGTCGTGGACACCGCAGACGCCGCCGAGGCGCTCTGCACCAGGGCCGTGTGCGCGGCGCACGGTTGGGACGGGATCGAGGGAATCTCGTACGGCAAGGGATACACGTACCTCGCCGAGGAGTTCGGCAAGCTGCTCGACGCGCTCGGTGAGGTGGTGGACGGCGGGACGAACGTCGTGGTGGTCTCCCACGCGATCATGCGCAAGTTCGAGCGCCCCGACGAGTCCGGCGCCTTCGACCGCTTCGAGCTGAAGCTCTCGAAGAAAGTAGCGCCGATGGTCAAGGAGTGGGCCGACATGGTCCTCTTCTGCGACTACAAGACCTACGTCACGGTGGGGAAGGACGGCAAGGCCAAGGCGTCGGGCGGCTCGCGCGTCATACGCACCACGCACAACCCCTGCTGGGACGCAAAGAACCGCTTCGGGCTGCCTGACGAGCTGCCCATGCGCCTGGGCGAGCTTCCGCCGGAGCTGGCTGCCGTGGTGCCCGACATGCGGGCCGGGGCCGGGGCAGCGGCGAAGGCCGCGCAGCCGCAGCCGACGGCGACGCCCGAGCCCGCACCGGCGGCGACGCATGCGCAGGACGAGCACATGGCCTCCATCGAGCGGGACATGGCGCGGCTCACGCGGACTACAGCAAAGGCGGTTGAGGTCGACCCGCGCGACTCCTACCCGGCGGGCTTCCGCGCCCTCGTGGACCTCATGAGGAGGGACGGCGTGCTCGACTACGAGCTGCGGCGCGTGGTGGGCAAGTCGGGGAACTTCCCGGAGACGTGCGCCGTCTCCGACTACGAGCAGGGATTCGTCGACTACCTGGTGTCGCAGTGGCCGACGATGCTCAGGCGCGTCGAGGAGGAGCGCGCCAAGGACCCGACGCCAATCGAATAAACACAAGCAAATCTCGAGACTAAGGAGACAAGACATGGCAGACTACACGGACGCGCTCGGCTGGGACGACGAGGCGGTGGCGAGCGACAAGGAGTACGTGCTGCTCGAGCCGGGGGAGTACACCTACAGGGTCGACGACTTCGAGCGCGGGCGGTACGACGGCGGCGACAAGATGGGGCCGTGCCCGGTCGCCAAGCTGACGCTGTCGTGCTCCAACGCGGCAGGGCAGCAGGCGAGCGTGGTCACGCGCCTCTATCTGACAAAAAGGCAGCAATGGAAGCTCACGCAGTTCTTCAAGTCATGCGGCCTGATTGACGCATCGCTCGGCGACGGCCAGGCGTACCGCATGCCGTGGAACCAGGTGCGCGGGGCCATCGGCCGCGCCGAGATAGGCCACCACGAGCACCAGGGTCGCACGTACAACGAGGTCACGCGCTTCATAGTGCCTGAGCAGCCCAAGCGCACCTATGGGGCGCTCTGATGGCGCCAGAGCTGCGCCCGTACCAAAAAGAGGCCGTCGAGGCCGTCTTCCGCGAGTGGGGGTCCGGCCACCGCCGGACCCTGCTCGTCCAGGCCACGGGGACCGGCAAGACCGTGTGCTTCGCCGAGGTGGTGCGCCGCGTCGCCGAGCGCGGCGGGCGCTCCCTCGTCCTGGCGCACAGGGGCGAGCTGCTCGAGCAGGCGGCAGACAAGATCGGGCGCATGACCGGGCTGTCCTGCTCCGTGGAGCGCGCCGAGGAGACGAGCGTGGGCACGTGGGACCGCGTCACCGTGGGCTCCGTCCAGACGCTCATGCGCGACGACAGGCTCTCGCGCCTCGCGCCGGACCGCTTCCAGTGCGTGGTGGTCGACGAGGCCCACCATGCCGTGTCCGAGTCGTACAGGCGCGTGCTCGACCACTTCTCGGGCGCCGACGTGCTGGGCGTCACGGCGACCGCCGACCGCGCAGACCGGCGCGACCTCGGCGAGGTCTTCGACTCAATCGCCTACGAGTACGGCCTCGCGCGCGCGGTGCGCGACGGGTGGCTCTGCCCCATTGAGGCGCAGACGCTGCCGCTCTCCGTCGACATCTCGGGCGTCTCGACGCAGGCGGGCGACTACGCCGCCGGACAGCTCGGTGACGCGCTCGACCCGTACCTCGACGCCATCGCCGACCAGATGGCGGGCGTGTGCCGGGAGCGCCGCACGGTCGTCTTCCTGCCGCTCGTGAGGACCGCTAAGGCCTTCGCCGAGCGCCTCCGGGCGCGCGGCCTCTCCGCCTGCGAGGTGGACGGCCAGAGCGAGGACAGGGACGAGGTCCTCTCAGACTTCCAGGCGGGGCGCTACCAGGTGATGTGCAACTCGATGCTGCTCACCGAGGGGTGGGACTGCCCGGCCGTCGACTGCGTGGTAGTCCTCCGGCCGACCAAGAGCCGCGCGCTCTACTGCTTGGACGAGAAGACCGAGGTGCTCACGCGCGACGGCTGGAAGACGGACGTGGAGGTCGGCGAGGAGGTCTTGGCGTTCGACCGCGAGACGGGCGAGACGAGGTTCGTCCCGGCGCTCGCAAAGGTGCGCAGGCCGCTTGAATCGGACGAGTTCTTTTGCTCCGTCAAGGGGCAGTCGACCGACATCCGCGTGACCAACCACCACCGAATGATTTACGACAACAAGCGGCGCAGGGGGTGGAAGGTCAAGGAGGCGCAGGACATCGCCCGTATGAGCGATGGTGCCTACATCCCCGTCTGCGGGCACGGGCAGTTTGCCGGAGTCCCGCTCACCGACGCCGAGCTCACCTTCATCGGATGGGTCATGACGGACGGGAGCATCAACCCGGCCAATAACCAGATCACCATCACCCAGGGCGAGCAGCAAGAGGCCTACTGCCAGGAGATCACGCGCTGCATCGAGGAATGCGGGTTTAAATACACGCGCAGTGCACGCCGACGCTCCGCTGCTGAGACGCACTACAACGCCCACGGTGACCTTGTCACATGGGCTGTATCCAGAGGCAAGCCGAGGGGGCGGGACAAGGACAAGACAGGATGGGCCAGGCTTGAGCCGTGGCTATCGAAAGACATGAGTCCCGAACTAGCAGAGATGACCGAGAGGCAGTTCGCGGTGATGCTTGAGGCCATATTCCATGGCGACGGCAACAAGAGCAACACCCTCACGTACGACATCGGCAAGGGCAACAGGGTGTTCATCGAACGTCTTCAGGCAATGGCCGTGCAGCGCGGGTATCGCGCCAGCATGTCTATCGAGAAGGCAAACGAGGTCCGCAAGAGTGACCTATATCACGTCCACATAAAGCGACAAGACTTCGTCAAGGTCGGTGCCACAAGTGGGAGGCACGCGACATGGACCATGGAGCCGCATTCCAAAGAGCGGTGCTGGTGCGTCCAGAACGAGCTGGGAACGCTAGTCACAAGGCGCAATGGCAAGGTCGCAATCGTAGGGAATTGCCAAATGGTTGGCAGGGGCACCCGCCTCTCACCCGAGACCGGCAAGGAGCGCCTGCTCCTGCTCGACTTCCTGTGGATGACCGGCCGCCACGAGCTGTGCCGCCCCGCGTCGCTCGTCGCCAAGACGCCCGAGGTCGAGGCGCGCATGACCGAGATCACGCAGGAGGCGGACGGACCAGTCGACCTCATGGGCGAGGAGGAGCAGGCCGCCGAGGACGTGCAGACGCAGCGCGAGGAGGCCCTCGCCAAGGAGCTCGAGGCCCAGCGCCACAAGAAGGCAAGGCTCGTGGACCCGCTGGTCTTCGAGATGTCGATAGCGGACCACGACCTGTCCGACTACGAGCCCAGCTTCCCATGGGAGCGCGAGGACGCCACCGAGGGGCAGGCCAGGGCGCTCGAGAAGTGGGGGGTAAACCCCGACGGGATGTGCCGGGGCAAGGCGTCGCTCATGCTCGACAGGCTAGCGGAGCGCCGTGACGCGGGCATGGCCACGCCGAAGCAGGTCCGCATGCTCGAGCGCAAGGGATTCCACCACCCGGGCGAGTGGACCTTCGACCAGGCCAGCGCGATGATGGCGCGGCTCGCGCGGAACCGCTGGCTGGTGCCTGCGGGGGTGGACCCCGCGACGTACGTGCCGGGGGTGACGGGCGATGCCTAGGGACGAGCACGCGGGGCTGCTCGGTGCGGTGGACGCCATAGACCCGTCCACGTGCACCTACGAGGAGTGGTGCGAGGTGGGGATGGCCCTCCACGAGAGCGGCTTCTCCGCCGACGACTGGGACAGGTGGTCGCGGCGCGACGCCGCGAGGTGGCACGAGGGAGAGTGCGCGTGCAAGTGGGCGGGCTTCGGGCGCTCGGAGCGCCGGGTCGGCAGCGGCACCATCATCCGCATGGCCGAGGCGCGCGGCTGGTCGCAGGCCTCCGGGGACGAGGCCATCTGGTGGGACGACGTGGCCACCGCGTGCGTGGACCCGAGCTGGGTGGAGGACCGCCCGCTCGACGACGCCGACGACTCGCGCGAGTGGGACCCAGCGAGGCAGCTCTCCGACTACATCGGGGCTCTCTTCGACGACGACGACCACGTGGGCTACGTCACCGAGAGCTGGGAGCGGGACGGCCGCCACATGCCCTCGAGGGGGCACTGGGACCGGACCGCCGGGCAGCTCAGGCGCGAGCTTGCGGAGTGCGGCGGGGACGTCGCGAAGGTCATCGGCGACTGGGACCCCGACGCGGGGGCGTGGGTGCGCTTTAACCCGCTGGACGGCAAGGGGTGCGGCAACTCGAACGTCACGGAGTACCGCTACGCGCTCGTCGAGAGCGACAGCCTGCCGCCGGAACGCCAGCGCGGGATGGTGGAGGCCATGCGCCTGCCGTGCGCGGCGGTGGTCTCCTCCGGCGGCAAGTCCGTCCACGCCATCGTGCGCGTGGACGCCGGCAGGGACTACGACCTGTACCGCAAGAGGGTAGAGGCGCTCTACGCCTACTGCCGCAGGCACGGCTTCATGCCGGACGAAGCCAACAAGAACCCGTCGAGGCTGTCTCGCATGCCCGGCGTCACCAGGCGCGGGCGCAGGCAGCTGCTGCTCGCAACGTCCTGCGGCGCCGAGTCGTGGGCCGCGTGGGAGGAGTGGGTGGCCGAGAGCGAGGACGACCTTCCGGACGAGACCGACAGCTCGGACTTCGACGAGCCGCTGGACCTCGCGTCCGTGCTCATCGGGACCGAGGAGGGGGAGGGCATCATGCGAGATCGGAAGAGCACACGTCTGAACTCCAGTCACCTTGTAATCTCGTA